GAAATTGTAGACTTTTTAAATCAACCCGAGGCGTATGAGAATGCTGGGGCAAAAATTCCAAGGGGTGTACTTCTTGAAGGAGATCCGGGAACTGGTAAAACACTTTTGGCTCGAGCAGTTGCTGGAGAAGCTAAGGTTAATTTTATAAGTGCGAGTGGATCACAATTTGTAGAAATGTTTGTTGGTGTAGGAGCACAACGTGTAAGAGCACTTTTTGAAAAGGCAAAACAAAATTCCCCATGTGTAATATTTATTGATGAAATTGATGCTATAGGTGGTAAACGTGGTTCTGGTTTCAATTCGGGAGGAAATGATGAACGTGAACAAACCCTTAATCAGATTCTTACAAATATGGATGGGTTTGAAAAAACAGAAGGGATTGTAGTAATGGCTGCAACTAACAGGATAGACACACTAGATCCTGCTCTACTAAGATCTGGTAGATTTGATAGAAAAGTAAAGGTTTCTCTTCCAAATAAAATAGAACGTAAGGAAATAGCTAAAATTCATTTCAATAATAAGAATACAGATTTGTCTTTTGATAAACTTTCTGAATTAACATCTGGATTTTCAGGTGCTGATATATCTAATTTGGCAAATGAGGCGGCTATTCTTAGTGTCCGGCGAAATATAAGTACTATCAATGACAGACTTGTTTTGGATGCTTATGAAAAAATGACAATTGGATTACCAAAAAAGTATGATACCCGTAATCCTAAAACCAAGAACTTAGTAGCTCTTCATGAAGCCGGACACGCCGTCATTATTAAGCATTTTGAGAAGTATTTTAATCTTCAAAAAGTTACTATGAATGCGAATACCGGAGGAGCAGGTGGTTATACCCTTTTTACACCAAAAGATTTTTACCTTGAATTTCCTACTAAAGGTTTCTATTTTGCTAGAATTATAGCTGTTCTCGGAGGAAGAGCGGCAGAAATGATATACGGTAAAGTCGGTAAAAATGTGTTTAAAGAAATGGACGATGAACACGTTTCGACCGGAGCTAGTAACGATCTTATGGTTGCTACTGATTTAGCTAATACTTATATTGATATGTTTGAAAGTTATATAGTTTCTAATTCAAATAGTGATCTTTTTACATTTAAAAAGGAACAGAGAATAAAGGAAATTCTAGATCATTGCCTAGATCAAGCTATTAAAATTCTTAATAACACAAGCGATGTCATAAATCTAAGAAATAGACTTATAATTGAAAATACAGTAGACTATTAATAAGTTTTGAAAACCATAGGGTGTTCGTGAAAAAATACATGAGAAGGTTTTTTATATCTAAACTCAGACCAAAAATCATTTTTAATATTTAAAAGTCTAAGTTTTCTAACAGGGTTCATAATTTGTTCTTCATTAAATTTAAGCCTAACGGGCCAGTCGGCACTTTTAAAATAACATGCGTAATTAGATTCGACCGCAAAGTCTTTAGTCATATTTGTAACTCCTAAAGCAACCCCCGTAATATCTAAGAATTCTTTCTGTCTGAGTATATTATAATTCAATAATTCATTTTTATAATTAAATTTAATAACGCCATTTGGTCCTTCAATGCCGTCTATAGGATTCCACTGCATTGTATTAGTAATACAATCTAATACAACGAAATGTAATTGATCATCTTTTTTAGCTATTGTCATTATTTCAAGTCTGGCTCCTTTCATCCAAAAAGAGTCTAAGTTGTAACAATTGTACATTAATTTATGTGTAGCATGTTTATCTTCTTGTAGTATCTTAACTTTTGCTAATTTCATACCATCTGGTAAAAGCTCCTGTATTTTATAAGGAGACAATATGTTATAAGAAAGCCACAAAGAGAATGGTTTTATTGTAAGCTGTATATTTTTCATTTATTATAAATCTGTATTTACTTTATATTACATTTTATTTTTAATATGTGTTTTTAATATATTCATTTACCCAAAGATAATGATAATATACATATAAGTCATGATTTTCAATAGAATTATCCGTGAAAGATTCAAGATACAATAAATTACCCACGTGTTTATATACATTTGGAAGGTGAAATATTATGTCGTTATATGTGTAATAATTGTAAGTTTTATCCCATAAATCTTGAGAAATGTAATGTCTTATAAAACTATCTAAACCAACACCCGGACAACCAAATGTAATTACTTTTGATACATTCTTACCTCTAGATTGTAATTCCGATGCTGCTAAAATAGCACAACTTCCTCCTAGTGAATGACCGGTCAATATGTAATTATCGTATTTGTCTATAAAAGAACTTGACCTTTCTAACAACTTTCTAGTTCTTTTAGCGAAACCTCCATGAACTCTAGGAACATCGGTAGTAAAATAAGGCCATCTCTGAGGTAAAATACTAAGATCGTCAAAAAGTACATCTTTTGCATTCTGAGTTCCTGCAAATGCTATAATAGCACTATTACCTTTATCTGGAGGAAATAAAGTAATTTCAGAACTGTATAATAAAAGTGTTTTTGCTAAAAATTTTGCCAACGTATACATAATAATACATATAAACACATTTATTTTATTTATTTAACACGTGTATAAAGAAATGATATATAAATAGGTATGTTGATACTTTCTTTTCTAAAACCTTACTATTATAATGACAATATTCATAATTTTGGTAATATTGGAGTTGGTGGGATATTTCACGCAAGCATATCTCCTTTATTTACAAAATTTATAGACTTTAAAGCTTATAATTCTGTAAATATTCGTGAACAAGTTTATAAAAATCTAGACGGAACTGTTCTTGACATCTGCTGCGGAACCGGATACTCAACGAAACCAAATAACATAGGGATTGACACATCCAGTGAAATGCTAAATTTTGCCAATATTTATAATTCAGGTAGAGAGTATAAATTTGGTAATGCAGAGACATTTGGAAACTCTAACGAGTATGATTACATCACGTGCATGTTTGCTTTTCATGAAATGCCTGTTTACGCACATAAATTAGTTATAGCAAATGCTAAAAGAGTCGCAAAAAAGGGAATTATTATAGTAGACATTGCCACTAATTATACACCTAAAAAGGTAATGTTGACAGGAGAACCATATCTTTTAGACTATATTAAAACTATCGACAGCACAATGGAAAAACACTCTTTTACTAAACAAGTTATAGTACCTTCACATGCTGAAATGTGGATTTACAATTTCAAATAAATTATTTATGTAATGTATATAATAATGATAAAGGTAAAAAGTTTTAAAAAACTTAAAGGAAACTCCAAGAAGTATGAAATTGCATTCGAAAAAAATGGTAAGATGTACACCCGTAAGTTTGGAGCAGCAGGAATGTCTGATTACACCATTCACAAAGACAAGGAGCGTCGTGAAAGATACATTTCTCGTCATAAGAAAGACCTCCGTACAAACGATCCGATGAAACCTGGATACTTATCCATGTACATCTTGTGGAACAAACCAAGCGTTAAAGCCAGTCTTGCAGATTATAAACGGCGGTTGAATTCATTTAATAAAACCGGTAAATTTCCAAAAAACATTATCGGTAGCAAAAAGTTGTCATTCGGAACCGTAAAAGATATGAAGAATTACAGTGACATCGCCAAGTTTCTCCGTGATAAAACTGGAAGAGATCCTTCTATCGATTTCATTGAACCCCAATTAAAGAGAAATTTAAAGGATTACTCGGCCTCTAAAATTTCCGCAGCTCAAAGAGGAAAAACTGCTAGAAAAAATTTAAAAATATTCTATGGAACTTAAATGCGGTGTATGAAAGCCCAGCCTACGCTGATGAACAAATGAAAGAGGGTACCCCATGGACTGTATTAAATCCGGGTAGAAAAGAAACCGCAAATTGGTTGTATTTAGCCGCAGATACACTTACAGATAAAGACTTTGACGACGATGAACTTTGGTACAACACTTTAGAACACATTCTATCAGAATTCGTAGAATTGGACCCAGATAGATTAAATTATTCCCCTGATGTACAAAGAAATTTAACTGTTTCTACAGACAACATCGAAGTACTCATGAAAAAGATCGGATACTACTTAGACTTTGATGCGCCACGATGGTACATGCGAGCCTATGCATGGCTTACTGAAGATTGGGCAACCGGTAACGCATTTGGTAAGAAATACAAAGTTCCAGACAACATTGTTAATAAAAAGCTTTATAAATCTATAAAATCAAAAATCAAAAGATCTATTAAAGGACGTAGATGGGGAGCCTATGATTCTGGAAGACTTGTAAGGGAATACAAAGCAGCCGGAGGAAAATACAAAGGAACTAAAGGGAAAACAAATTTATCAAGATGGTATAAAGAAAAATGGGTAGACGCCTGTGCTTGGCCTAAACGTAAACCATGCGGTCGCAAGACTAAGGAAAGTATTGCTTATTGCCGCCCAAGTAAAAAAGTAGATTCAAAGACACCTAAAACAGTACAAAAATTAACGGCAGCTCAACGCAAGTCTCGGTGTACACGTAAAAAGAAGTCTCCGATGAAGAGAATTACCAAGTTTGGCGAAACTACTAGTGACGAAAGAGTTGCTTGGGGAGATGGAGAATGGTACATCCACTGTAGTTATCATCCATGGGGTGCTCATTCAACTGTAAGATATAAACCATTTGCTGAAAGACCAGCAGATTATTCTTATCATTATGGTATATATAACGATGGTTTATTAAGATTATGGGCAACCGGGCAGGCTAGAAATACACCGATACCGGTTGGGTTGCGTCAAATATTAATTAATTACTACAATAGACACTGCGTGAATATATCAAAAACAAATCAGAATATTCAAGATTTTTACATTATAGATCCATATGGAACCATGACATTCGGTAACAAGAAAAAGCTTAAATAGGATATGTATAACGACATCTTTTTAGGTCAAGATGACGACTTGAGAGAAAATTTTAGAATGACTCTCATTAAAAGATGTCCAAATGCTCTTAGTCCTCGACTGAGCGATAAAGAATGCGGAAAAAGAGTTACTTCACTGATGTTAAGTATATATTACACCATGATTAAAAGTGAATACATTAAACTAAATACACCCCGTAAAAAAGAAATAAATAGAAATATAACAAAAATGTACAAAAATTATGACCCTCCAAGTTCACTGAATCTAAGAAAGAAATACTTAATAAATGAATTTTTAACTGGTCTTCAAGGTGGTTATTATGGAATGATATTTCAACCAAATCTGGCAAATGACATTTTAGAATCTATAGTCACTTAAAAAAATAAATTATACACATTTACATTTATGGAAGAAGTACTACCAGCACTTGGAGCGGGAATAGTTTCCACGATAATTTGTAACCCACTTGATACGATACGTGTGAATTATCAACTGGGTAATAAAATAAAATGGAATACTAATTATTTGTATCGCGGCATTCAATACGGTATAATAGGTATTCCTACATTTTGGTCTATTTATTTTCCAATGTACTCTCGGCTCAAAAGTGAAATTAACACGCCAACCGCTGCGTATATTTCATGTTGTACAGCGAGTACATTTACTACACCATTTTGGGTCCTTCGTCAGGCTGAGCAATGTAATAAAAAGGTAAGTATTAATTTAAGTAATCTTTATAGGGGTATTTTTCCTACATACCTCATCAATTTAAGTTTTACCATACAGATGCCTTTGTATGAATACATGAAATCTAAAGTAGAAAACAATACATTTAATGTATTCGTTTGCGCAGCCGTATCTAAGACTGTAGCTACATGTATATTTTATCCATTGGATACTATACGTGCTAGACTCCGTGATGGTCAGGTGGGCATTTATTCTAATTATTATAGAGGAATGTCTATTTACATTTTAAGAAGTTTACCATATCACGTTTCAGTTTTTTGTACTTATGAGTATATTAAGAACCTTGTTTCATAAAAAATTTAGTATACGAGATAGCTTGTAAGTAACAATCTGCTAGATCGTCTTTTTTCTTATGTTTTTCAAAGAAATCTTGATGTGTAGTTATTCTTTCTCGTGTATGTTCTATACCCAGTTTCTTATTTTGAAGATATTTACTTTTAGTCTTATGTTCAATCTTTGTATTTGAACACATTAACTTGTACTTAGCTGGATAGAATATAATTTTACACATATTGTTCCTTTCATGTTGAATTCTTAAAGTAAAATATACATATAAAGCAGTTGATATATTTCTCATTTTAGGGTTAAAAGAAGGTTGTTTCTCTAAAAGAACTATATCAGCTTCTAAAAGTTG